TTTCAGTATGGTAACCCTGCGAATGATTGGTGGGCATACTTAGGAGCGAATGACTTGATTAGGAGATTAGGTCGTGAAGTAGATACACGATTATATAATCAGTTTGACGCAACTTCTATTGGAGCAGACATACACGCTTATAAGGGATTAGACGGCAGTGGTTTACTTGAAGATTATAGATATGTCATGATTATGAAACCGAATCCAGTCTTATACCCTAATACTGAGAGGGCATTATCAGACGAATTATTTGGTTTCCCTAATGTTCCATTTGTGACTACATACACAACTGAAGAGACAGGCCCACCTATAGTGAAGGTATTTACTTCTGAGAAAACTCCTATAGTTAAATCGACAACTTCAATCTTTTTAAGATTAAACAATTACAATATTAATTCTTATAATGCTGGACAGAGTGCAAGGTCAAAGATTATCTATAGTGCTCCTCGATTCTCTACAGGAACAGATCAATCAGTAGGAGCATTGTTCTTCGAACCTGCTGAACGAGTATATCTTGATTTAAACAATACGAATGAGATTGTAGCCAGTAATTTCGATATCGATATCGTGAATGCTGATAATACCCTTGCAACTGATTTGAGGGGAAAGACAATGGCGGTTCTTCATTTCAGACAAAAGAAGTAAGTCCATAACATGAATTTTTTTTATAATATATATAATATAATGAATTATCCTAATATTTCAATCCTTACACCTACATATAATAGGTCTAAGTTTCTACCCTTATTTATTAGTAACTTAAAGAGTCAAACATATCCTCACAATAAATTAGAGGTAGTTATATATGACGACGGAACAGAACCATTTACAGATAGTATAGCTGGTTTACAGACAGATATTTATCCTATGAAATTAGTGTATCATAGAACTAAAGTAAAAAAGACAATAGGAGAAAAAAGAAATGAATTGGTAAAATTGTCCAGTTCAAAAATATTAATTAATATGGACGACGACGATATTTACAATCCACAATATATTCAATATTCATATCATGTATTAAAGGACGAAAAGAAAAGTTTGGTTGGTTCAAATGGAATGTTATTCACATACCCATTAAAAGATTTTGATATGACAGGTATTCAATGCAAAGAATTATATCAGATTCATGAAGCGACAATGTGTTATACTAAAAAACATTTTAGGTGTATGGGTGGATATCATAAAAACTCTAAAGGTGAAGGTGTGGGTATGATTCAGAATCAGAGATATAATATAGGTTTAACAGATATTAGAAGTGTTATGATATGTGTAGCCCACGACGGTAATTCAGTCGATAAGTCTATGTTCTATAGTGACGAGTTATTATTCGAACATAAATACGACGGTAAAGAAGTTCCTATATTAAAACAAATATTAGGGTTAGAATAATAATATAATATATATATTATAATAAAATGTCCATAAATGAATATGTTGATCTAACGATTGTGGATTGTAACAGAGCCCATTCGGTTCAAGCAAAATCAGGAAATAATTCAAACCCAGCATTATTCACGAATGAATTGGGTGACGGTATAGATTTAGAAGTGGGTGATAGAGTTGCAGTTCAGGGAGCATATATTTCAGAAATAGGTGCTGGTTCTGATACAATTGAATTAAAAGGTCAATCTCTTAATTCAAATAAGACGATAACATATACAGTTGAGAATGATATATATCCTACTACACTTGAAGATACTGGAATCCCATTAATTACAGGGAAACAACAATTATCAAGTGGAGAACATACTGAAACATTTATTCCTAAGGATAATGAAACTATGATAGTTACTGAACATTATCTAACAGCAGGAGGAGATAATGGAACAATCTTTTTACCTCGTAGGTGGGCGTGGGATATACCTACTGGAACAGAAACAGACCCAGTTCAATATTGGAGTGATAATTGGAATCGACATGATTCTGTGGAAAGGGGTCGTCCTCATTATGAGCTTGGAGATAGGTCTTTTGTTGTAGACGATTATATGTGGATAGATACTTCAAATGCTTCTGATACTACAACTGGATTTTACAGATTAAAAACTGATAACTCAAGGTATACATTAATGAGAGCACAGACAACTATACCATTAAGGGAAACTATAGAAAGACCTGAGGGAAATATTCCTGGTAAGAAGTCAGACAATTTATTCATACAGACGACAAACTATAAGACATATAAAAATAAGATAGATTTGAAAGTGACACCTGGATTTAATAGTCCTGGTAATCTTAGTGCTGAAATAACTACAACCTTAAAGAATGCAAATCCAGGGAAAGTATTTCAATATAAAATAGACGGTGTTATACATGATTTGACTGTTTCATACGATACAAATACATTTCAACCTTTCTTGTGTGGATCAGATAGGACTATGTCTAAAAGTGCGTGGGATTCATTTCATAGAGTTACAGTTGAATCGAGTGCAGAGGTTAAACAAGAATCTTTAGACTATCAATCTAATTTTTATAATGTATATCACAAGAGACCTGAGATAGTTGAAACAGGTCACACTCTCATGGGAACTAAATATGCTTTGGGTTATACAACCTCAGATACTATTATTCCAGCAAATAGAACTACAGCACATTTAAAAACAAGTATACCATGGTCTGAGATTCACAATTTAGGTAAGTTTATTCAAGCTCAAGGATTATACCCTGAATTATTTAGTAATCGAACCGCACAAGAAGTTCAACCTGCTTTTAATAATATTGTCAATTCAGTTGATAATATGAGATATATTCATTGTAATACGAGATTTGGTAATACCTTCTTAGGTGGCGATAATGTAGGTCTGACTAAATCGACTCAATCTGAACAATCACTCCCATTATTCTTTTATTTTGATAAAAAGAATGACGGTGTGTATACAGACGGTAAAGATTTAAACAATTTATCCTATGGAGTAGCTACACGAGAAGGAAATGCTATTGTATTACACCCTGAACTTATAGGGGGAATCAATAATGATTTATTTATTAACAGTCAAACTGGGGAACTTATAGTGGGGACAAAGATAGGTTTTGATTTTCATTATAACGCCTATGGAACAGCAGCTATGATAGGTTGGAATGGGAGATTAGAATTAGATTATGGGAGTGCTAATTGCTGGGGTATAGGTGATAAGAATAGAATACTACAAGCAGACCCAGCAGCACAGAAAGTAAAGGCAGAATCTAATGCTGCATTTACTCAGTGTGGAACGGCAGTTCCTACAGCACAACATTTAAGATATAATTATGTGGGTGCTATTAATCCTATTTTCGACTATGACGCAAATGAGTCACGATTCTTTTTCAAACAATTACATACAAACGAATTAACAGGACAATCTTTCTTTAGTGCTGGTGATACAGGTGTAGCGGTGGGCGAGTTCAAACCTGCTGCTGATAATACTCAGACCGCAAATAATACTGTTTATAAGATAAATAAAAGAATTGATCAATATGTATATACCCCTGATATGAGACCTTATGATATTGAGTTTGAGGTTGATTATTCTTATGGTGGTGGTAACTTTCCTGATACAACTACTACTGATATTATAAACAGGAAGATATCTAATATGAATCGTAATATATCTCCTTGGGCTATTTTTGATTCTCCTACTGGTGTATTCATTTCTGATTTTGGATTTACAAAAGAACAGTGGGATACATGTTTATGGGCATTGCTGGGTTGGGATTATGATTCATTAAATAGTAAACTTAATAGCGGAAATAATAGATTACAAAGAGTAGACAATTCAAATAAAACACAATTAGGAATAGTTACAACTAATTCAGATATCGTATCGACAGATACGAGAGATTATATTGTTAATCAGTTTGGAGCTTCTATATTTTCAACTCAAATACCTACACCTTCAACTGTAGGAGGTAATCCATTGAATACACACCTGACAAGTGGGCGACAACAATTCTCACCTGCTATTTCTCAGAACACCGTATCCTTAAGATTACTTGCTCCTAACTTACCTCGAAAAATGTTAAAACCTTATTATTGTATAAGGTCTGATATTATAGATAAACCACATTACTTAGGTGGTGAAGATAATGAAGCTAAATTGCCTGTCGTAGCCGTTTGTGATAAACAATACTCAGGGAACGATTTCATATTTAGTAGTGAATCTGATTATGTATTTACAATAACTAAAAAGAAAAGGATTACAAGCATTACAACTTCAATTCATGATCCTAATCAACAATTCTCAAGAGTAAACAATGATAGTGCAGTAATCTATAAAATATCAAAGGATATAAAGAACCAGTTGGGTATTGCTCAAATGGTTATGGAGGAACAACAGAAACTAATGAAAAAAAATAAAAAGTAATATATAAAGAAATTCATGTTATTAAAACATTTAATTTATATGGATATGATTTTTGAGGTGGGGTTAATTTATTATATTTATTATCTAAAGTATAATATAAATGAGTATTGTGAATAATATCGAACTTGAGGAGATTATTAGTTACTATTCAAAACGAGGTGACACGGACATGCTTTCTGTATTAAGACAAATACAGGAAGAATTAGAAAGAAATATAGACCCTGATTATGAAACAGAATCCTCAGAAGAATCTGAAGTATCTGAATCTGACACTGAGTCTGAATTAGTAAAAGATTTAGTGGTAGAAGAAGTAGAGGTTAAGAAGACCTGTGACGGTCATTGCAGTATTGCTTAATCGAGCCATAGTTGTTCAGGCTTAAGTTCCATTTTATAACAGAGGTAGACACAATAGAAACTGCAACTCTTAGTGGGTTTCAGTTCATTTGTTTCATAGTCAAGTCTATCAAAGTTAATTTTTGTAGAGGGTGTAATGATCTGAAGGTGTTCAAGATTACCCTTGAATATTTGTCTGATATATTTTGTAAATGTATTCATACAGTTCATAACAATAATAAACGGTTTGTCAATCTCAACAAGACGAGTAAGAATCTGTTTCTTAATATCTGTCTTGAAGGGAGGGTTAGTAATAATAATATCACACTCAGGAATATCGTCTGTAATAAAGTTAAGGTTTCTATCGAACACAACCTTATTCCCCAGCTCAGTAAGATAGTCAGGTGATTTACTTTGAACACTATTCAACATACAACCTTCGAGAATTACTTTATCCTTAGGGATAAGGTGATTGATATTTTCCCAGGCACTCTTAGGAGTATAGTAGTCGTCGTGAACTTTGAAAGTAGGTGAGTCATTGCACATAGCCATTGTATACTTTGTATTATATTTTATTTCTGTTATTTATCTTATATATTGTTCTCTACACTTATATATATATATAAGACGAATAGTCTTTATATCCTTTTAATCTTAATTTATGACTATAATATACACTTTAATCAGTCTTTTTACCTCTTTTACTCTATTTAAAGGAATAAATCAATTGATTTATGTTTCTTTAAGTCTATTTTAGGGTATAATTTAAGATTAATAACCATATTATAGGTATAATTTAAGTTTAAAGACTATATTATATATATAATTAAGTATATATAATGATAAAAGTAGGTTCGAATGGTTCAATATGTTTTTATTATAAAGGATTATTGATTTGTGGTTGGGAATTATCTGAAAATAAAACTGTTGAACAATATCTATATCAGGGTGAATACATAATCATGAAAAGTAAAGGTGTTCCTATAATGACTCAAGTGAAAACTTATATAATGTTTTGTAATACGATTCATAGAAGGAAATTAAATAAACAACCTATAAGAAAGTCTGACCTTGAGCTATTTGTTTCAAGTCTTATGGCTTTATTAAGATTAAGGATAATTGAGAATGACGAATCGAATGGATACATGAATTTCCCTAAGAAGAAGACTTCAATTTCTTAACCATACCTTTTACAGCCTCAGCGTCTCTCCTACCCATATCAGAAATAGCGTTGTAATCCGTGGTAGTGATAGAAGTTTGTATCTGACCTAATTCAGTAGCAGTTAAATAAGGTTTTAAGGAAAGTTTATATGCCGTCAATAACTTCCCTATTTCGTCTCTCTGTTTCTTTGTAGGTTTCTTACCACTACCCTCTTCCCATATAGCTTCTATTTTCTTTTTTACTTCTGAAGAATGTTCTACTCCTGCAAGTTTGAAGATTCTTTTATAATACGCCACTGGTGTTTCTTTTGGAATATCCCTTTCTAATTTATCTTTCTTCTTAGGTTCAATAACTTTAATTTTCTTAGGATCAAAACGAGGTCTACCTACTTTCTCTTTAGGTCTAACCTCGTCTTCTTTTTTCATAGGTTTCTTTACAACAGGTTTCTTTGTGCCTTTCTTCGATTGTTCAACTGCTTCTTTTTTAGCCATACGAAGTTTCTTCTTTTCTTCTGCAGCCTTCTCTTCTTTTCGTTCCTGTGCTTTCTGTTTCTGTAATTCGGTTTTAGGTTTAGGTAACATGTCCTGAGCTTCTTTAAGTGTAATCTTAGGTCTTCGTGGTCTATCCTTTCGAGCGTCTACAATCTTCTTATTCTTATGGTCTACCTTATATCCCTTATCCTCTATTAACTTAATAAGGGTTTCTCTTTTCATAGAAGCACTCACCTTAATAGAGACTAACTTATTGTGAGCCTTTATGAGAGTGATTAATTCTTGAGCTGTAAGCATTAGGTTATATTATACTAATTAAAATATATTTAATATTATAATAGAATGATTGACAAAACTTTTTCAAAAGGAGATTTGCTTGAAATTATTTCACGATTCAATATTCATGTTCCTGGGTGTAACACTTTAGATAAACTAAGATTATCTATAATGCTATGGAGTGTAATTGACAATCTCGAATCGATACCTGAGGATAATGAAATCTATATGATTCGAAACATAGAAGAATTAAAGACTTATCTTACTAAACCTAATCCTGATAAATTATTAACAATTAAACAGAAACAAAAGATAATGAGATTCTGTAAGGAAGTTATTGTTTACTGCAATAATGGATATCATTTAGAATGTAGTATATTCAATAATCTTGAAGAAATATATATTCAAATGGAGGATATAAGTGTGTATGGTGATATACCGTCTGTGAGACGAGCTATAAGATTATTGAATCAAGACCCTAAATGTAAAAAGAAGATAGAGCCTGTTATTTCTAATAAAATGAAAAGAATATTAGAAAGTAAAAGTAAAAAGAAGGTTAAAAAATATTATGGGTTAATTAGTAAGGAAGGAAGTTTTACAATCTCATTTGATTAATCTCAGAATGATTATGTATTTTACGACTTAAACATTCTAAATATTTTACAGGGATATATACCTGTTTGATCCAGCCTCTCTCCTGGTGTTCATAATCTCTAATTTCGAATTGTTCTTTATTGTAAGTCCATACATACAAACCGTCTGTGAATAGGAAGTAAAACTTCCATACCCTTTTATCTTTTGATTCGATAAGATATTCAATTTTATTATATCCAAAAAAGGTTGTATCATAATAGGAATGTGTGCAAGTCCTACTCTTTAATTCTCCCACTATTTCTTTATTTCTAAAGTCAACTTGTTTTTTCTCATTCTCATAAAGATTGAGATTATCATTCATGAATATGTCTTCATTCAAATAGTTTACAACATATTTCTCACGAATCTTTCCATACTTTAAATCTTCTATTATATTCCACATTGTTTCTATACTATAACATATATTTAAATACTTTATAATAAACGCAATTATAGAGAATTATTCTTCTTGCTCTTTCTTAATATAAACCTTACCCTGTGTCTGTGTTGAATGCCCCATAATTTCTGCGTCCTTTTCCATTTCCTCTTTTACCTTAGAATACTTCGAACTTAAATATATTTTTCTGAGCATTGTTGTCGATATGCTTTTACCCATATACTTTTTACTTGTCTTAATTAGAAGCTGTGATAAAGCGTTTCTACTTAATGGCTTTCCTGTGCTTGAGGTAAACATAACACCCATACCATGAATTCGAATCCATAATCTCAATAGTTTTTCAAGGTCTTTCGGTATATCTATTTTTATCTCTTCATACTTAGAAGAAGTCTTGAACTTATTCAATACCATAAACATTGCATTCTTATTGATAACTAAATAATTCTTTTCTTTCTTTTCAGATTCAGACAATTTATTATATGCCCTCTTATTGATAGTCTCCATTCCTGAGATATCATTTCTCATAGGAATACGAGTGTAAATATTATAAATAATATATACCTGTAATAATGCTTTATCTTTAGCACTTAAATCCTCTTTCTTTTTAATCCCCTTTGATTTAATTTCTTGAGCCATTTGATCTATCATTTTGTTTACTTCTGATATATCAACAAAGGAATCCTTCTGCTTGTCGGAGATAGTCCCTAAGGCATTCTGTTCCTCATACATGGCGTTGTATTCATTTCGAATTGATAAATATTCTTTGATTAGTTTGTCTTCTTCAGGGTCTTTTGATTCAGCCATAAGATAGACTATAATTGCATTGAGATAATTGCGTTGTGTTGTGAAATGTAATTCACTTAATTTATCCTTTACTTTTTCAGGTGAATCAAGGAACTTTAAATCCTCACTATCGAACAACTTCATTAGTTTAGAGAGGTTTGCTGTATACATATTAATAGTGGTGTCTTTCGCATTAGGTCTTGATTCTTTAAGTGTTTGCTTTAGATTTTCTTTGAATGTCATTATATATTATAGTATATAATAAGATTTAATTTTAAACCAATTAAAAAAAGAGAAATTCATGTTATGAGGAACTATTGTCCACAAAGGCAATGAAAATATTTAGAAGAAAAGTAAAATTGTTTTTATTGAGATTCAGCTGCCCTCTTTTTATATTTTCAGATTTACTTTTTGTCTCAATATTTTTGTTGCCTTTGTTTCCTTTGTGTCCCTTAGAGAAAGTAGCATTCAACAACACCATTATCTATTACCATTACCTTCATGAGCTCAATCCAGCAACGAGAAGTGTATGGTGCTTCAGTAGTCTTAAGGTTCTGATACTTATGGTGTAATTCAAGACCACGACTATCAACACGCTCACCGTCATTGAGTTTGTATGCATTATAGAAGAATTGTCCAGTCATTTCATTCTGACCATTGAAGGTGTATCCCTCAAACTTATTAGCTACAAGAGAATCACCCTGGCGAGAATATTCTGCCCTGGTTACATGAGGTGGAGCACCTTCCGTATCTGTAACACCGTGGAAATGGAGTGCGGTATTCGACCTGTCCAGTGGATATAAAAACTCGTCATTCTTTTTGACATTTGCTACAAGTTGACCATAGGTTCGAGCAGCACTCATTTCAGGAGCAATTGCACGGTAATCATTTAATAGACCCTTAGCATTTGAAGTTCCTGAAGCACTAAAGAAAGTAGACATTTTATCAGAAGTAACACCCACAATCATGGAATCAACTACACGACCAGCACCTCCAACATTTCTAATCTGATTCTGTGCGTCAGCTTGAGTAGCAAGAGTAGTCTTAGTGAGGCGTGGTTCACTGAAGCGGTGCTGGAACTGAGAGTTCTCTTTACGGTATGTTTCCATATCGTCACCGTCAAGGAAAGTATAATCAGCAATCATACGGCATTCATTTTGATCCAGAGTAAATGAGTGTCCACCATTATCTCCAGCGTGACTGAGACAAGCTCTCTTACCTACTGGGTCAGATAGAGTAAGTTCAATTGCAACTGCACCCTCAATCATAAAGAGTGGGAGACCTGGTAGACCTCTTAATACTGGTAGGAGTTCGTCTAATGCAATTGAGAATACTGGTTTCTGTGCGAGTTTTTGAAAGGTTCTAACCTTCATTTCTGTATCACCAGCACTCGCCTTATCGTCAAACTCTTTTCCAAGGTCTAATCCAATCTTTTCAGAAACCATAGTCTTATCATTGTAGACTACTCCATTAGACATAAGACGAGCACTCTCAAACTGCTCTCTCTCCTTGACTACAGACTGTTCAATAAACATAGACTTATAGGCGTGTAGGTGAGCCCAGTCCTGAACTTCACATATAGTTTTACCACCAATTTTAAGGGTAACTCTATCAATGATAGAACCCACTCCAGTAAGTAGAGGGTAAAATGCGTCGTGTCCACCGTGTTCCTTAATAGAAAAGGTGAGTTTAGATTTAGGGTTTAGAATACCTTTATTTTGAAGCTGGTATCTAATAAATGATTCAGTGAAAATTACAGGTTCAAGAATATCAGTATCGATACGCTGTTCAGTGTTAGAGGGAATTACTCCAGGTTTTAATGCTTGAGGAAGTGACATATTATAATCTTAAAAATATAATAATTTCAATTAAAAAAGTAGAAAAAATAAGTATGGAAAATAATCATTACATGATTATGTATTTACGAAATAACTTCAATCTGTCCATTCTTAAATAGAACAGTGTTCTTAGAGTGAACATAAATGAAAGCACTTACAGGATTATCGTCATTGAGGTCGAGGTCAATCTGAGCTCCGAAGGTTTCCTGTGAAAAATCGCCTCCTGCGGTCGAACCTAAAATATCATATGCGACTCCAATTCCGTAGAGTGCTCCTCCCTCAAGAACAGAGTTATCATTTCCAGTGTATCTTTTACCAGTATTCGTAGGTGAGATAGAAGTGTGTGAAATCTTATTGAATGGTATGACAGCATTCATAAAATTACGAATCACTTGAGGATCAACCTTTTTATTTGTCTTATCCTGTTTGTATGCAGTATCAATATTATAATCTAATGGATATCTTGCTCCACCCTTAGTAAATACTACCTGATTTACATTTGCGATTGCTCCTGTAGAGGTTAGAGGAATAATTGTCTGTAGAGAGTTCTCTTCAATATTGTTCAAGAAGTTACTGGGAATAAAGTTCATAAATAGACTCTCAACACGACTTAATCCTAATCCAAAATTAATATTAGCATTCGTAGAGTTAATAGTCGAATAATATCCAGCAATAGAGTTGTATTCAAAACCACCCATAGCTGCGACTTGAGACTGTTCCTCAGGTGTAGGGCTGTGAACCTCAGCAATTAGTTTACATTCAGTTAATTCATAGAAAGCACCGTCAATACCTTTCTCAGCTGCGGTAGAGGCACTGGTATTAAACAGAACCATGGAATCAGGTGCGAGGTATAGATCTAACTGTAAACCACCAATTCCACTCTGTCTTGAAAGTGGAATAGCACTCGTGCCTGAAAGCATTCCTGTAGGAATATTAATACAGAACTCATTGCAGTTTGTTCCTACACCTTCCTCAACAACAGAAGCCTTTTGTCCATTAGTAGAAGGGAGAGATAGACCACTTTCTCCATAGTGCCCTATGAGTGATTGTTCACTTGAGGTTAATCCCAAGTAACTTTGATAGAACCTATTTGCGTGTCTAATGTGTTCTATAGTTTGTTTACTGGTCGCACTTGAAAGGACAACTTGATCAAAAATAGACCACATACCCAGGCGAGAATCCATAGCAAGTGGGTCTGTGTCAGTAACTCTGTCACGAGCACCATTCTTATAAACATGTAATTTACCACAGAATCGAACAGACTGAGGCATTAGAACCTCTTCAGATTCAGCAACAGTAAACGATATGACTGGTCGGCCGTCCCTGTATGATTGAGAAGCATTTGAGTTTGAAGGTCTTATATCCAAGTAACGCTTTGACATTTATTTATACTAATTAATATATAAATAAAATTAAAAGATAAAAATTAAAAAACATTATTTCATAACATGAATTTCTTTAGTATTCAACAGAAATATTATCACCTCGAATATTGATTCGTCTTAAATGGAATACAAAATTATTCCACAACTTATTCTTAGTGGTGCTATTTCCATAATTGACCTGAACAGAAAAATCTTTATTTCGAGTATCATAGACACCCTTATTTAATGCAAGTGCCCTCGAAACTAAGAAATTACTATTAAATGCGTGAAGAGACTTAGCACTCACTTCTCCCTGTAAAAGAGCTTTTGTTGTCTCAATTAGAGGCTGTGCGTCTATACTTGTCTTAGAGCTCGTTTTCGAACAACGAACAGGGCGACTGGGTTGAAGGCGACCGTCATAGAGGAACTGGAAGTCCTGGATATTATCAGATATGCCTCGTAGACCAGCAGTAGATTCATTGAGGGTAATATCTTCAGAAGTATCAGCAGCCACAACATAAGTATCTTTAGCACTAACTCTCTGAGAATCAGTATAGGCACTTGCGTCTGTGGGTTGACAAACAATAGACTTAGCACGAGCATTCTGAAGAGGAAGTCTAATATTTGCAACTATATCATTAACATTCTGAGAATATCTGTAATTCTGACAAGAGACTATATCTTGAGCAATCACACCTCCATTCATTTTCATGCCCTGAATCATATCAGCTTCAAAAGCACTTCCAGGGTCTACCTCCTGAACAACAAGCTCAACATTCGATAGACTGTATGAAGGAGAATATACTGCGTCGTCTACTACCGCCTGAGAAACTACACAACAGACTCCACCAGCACCAAGAGTAGTAACCTGAGTAGAAACTGCGTCTGCTGGGTCAAATACAATCTGTAAAAGACCAGCTCCATTATTAGCAGTAGAACTTGCGTTGATAGAAGCAATTACAAGTGGTTTATCTGTAGTCAATAGTGTTGCGTTATCTTGACTTACAATAGAAACGGTTTCACCAACCGAGAATGGACACTGATAGGGATCAACTTGAGAATTATCTGTGGTGAGATAGATTTCAGCAATAGTATCACCGTTCGCAATTTGAGCACCAGCAAGACCACCACCAGTAATAACATTAGAACCACTGCGAGAATGGAATCGTGGGTTAAGGTTAAGGCGACGGTTTCTCATAACAGAATCTAATTGAGTAACACATTTCCCAGCGTCCTCAAGGGTAATGACAACTTCAAGTCCAGTTAACATATTAGGGAAAATAGCTTCAGAACGGAATATTCCTGTTTCTAATGGGAGACAAAGTTTAGCGGTATTGAAAGCCATAGCACCAGTTTTATCACCTGTGGTTGTAGCACTTGAAGCACCTACAGGGTCTTCAACAAAATAAGGATTTGTTAGAATGTCAGCACTACTCGACTTAGTTGAACCACGAGTTCCACGAGTGTAAGGCACCCATACAGTAGCACCCTCAGTCATAGCTCGTTTCTTTTTCTCACTATCATTAGTATCGAAATCTCTCATAATAGAAACCATGGAATTGTAACCTTGAATCTCCTCAAGTAAAACAGAACCCTTTTCTGCACTTGAATAGATACGAATATCTTTGATTAAAATCTGTCCACCCAACTCAGAATCTAATTGAAGTTTAGTGGGGACTGCCCCACCACTTAACTTAATATCTGCCTGAAGATAACATTCTTTAGGTTGAAAAAACTTTGTGGAAGGAGGGACTTTAATTCTAACCTCCTGACCACCTTCAAAACTTAAACCATTGAGGGCAGTGACCGCCTTCGAAGTTTGAATAATAGGGATAGTTGACTCTGCTTTCCAAAATGACTTTACACTCATATTTTATAATATACTATTATAAAATAAAAATGAATAAAAAAAAATTATGAAAAAGAAATTCATGTTATGTATTTATTGAACTGCTCTTGCAACAGAGAATCCACCTTGACCAGCTGTAGTCAATCCTGAAACTGCTGTTCTCCTCTGTGATTCTAAAGTTTTAGTTGCTGTAGTAGCTTCGTCTTTAGAAGCTTGAATATCCTTTCCTGTCTGCTCTTGAGATTGCTCAGCGGCAAGACCAGTTCCAACAGCACTCGCAGCCGCACCTCCCACCTGTAAGGCAAGACCTAATGGAGCAAGTGGGGTGAACTCAAGTATAGTTCCAAACACTTCCGCACCTGCTCCACCTATTTCTAATGCCTGTGCCCAACCGTGTTTACCATTTCTATAATCATTTATAGCGTCAGCAGCACTAATACCAGCACCTACAAGACCAGCACCTCTCGCCAGGACTCCAGCACCTTTCGCCAGTAGTTTACCTGCTCCTTCTTCACTTGCCTCAAGTCCAGCTCTCGCCTCAGCACTACCTCCTATTCTTGCTGCGTCAGCAAGGGGATTCTCTACTTCTGCTGCTTCTGCTGCGGCTCCTCTTGCTGCTCCTCTTGCTGCTCCTCTTGCTGCTCCTCTTGCCTCTACCTCACCACCAGCCCCAGCAGGTCTCGCACCACGAGTCCAACCTTGAGCTCTATTTGCAGCAAGGTCTCTTGCGGCACTTGCCTCCTTCCTTGCGGTATTTGCTGCCTTTACTTTAGGAACAATTCTCCTTACTTTCTCATATCCACCAGCACCAACACCAGCAAGAGAAAGGGTTGTCTTAACTGACTTCTCTGCTTGATCCCCTTCTAAAAGTTCCTGTTGTTGTTTCTGAGTATCACCAGCAGCCTTAATATCTAAATCGATTGCCCTGTTGTCTTCGAATACCTGTTGACCGTAATTCTGTAGTCCTGCGAGAAACTCTGAGTCTTTAGAACGATTCGCATTTACAAACTCCATTTATTTTATAATAATATATATATATTATAATTATAAGGTAAATAAATAAATGTTTTTATTCTATCTGTTCTTCTTCCACATTCTCAGTAGGATATATCTTCTCATTAAAATTAATCCATATCTCAGCAGGGTTCTCAGTTAGTTTCAATGTCATGAAATCATATTTCTTTTTAGTTGCTTTCTTGTATTGTTCACGGAAGTTTTTATCACCACCAAACATACCTGAATATTCTTCAGATATTTTCTCCAATTCTGATTCATTAGTTAATCTACCAATTAATACCCAGTTTGCATTCGCACGAATAGTAGGACTTGTCTTACGAAATAATTGTGTTGATATAATTAGTAGCTGGATATTGCTGTGACGATATCGGCTGGAAATGTTGTTTAGGGCTGTAGTCTTATCTCCAAGGCAATCGTCTAATACTAAACATACAGAAGGTTTATCGTCCCCATAACTATCTTGAGACTTTACCAAATCATGTATCATACGGTCTTCATAATGGTCTTCACAATCGAAGGCGGCCTTAAGGAATCGACTCGTTTGATCGTTATTTATTGTATTACTTATAATTTTTGTGTGGTCAAAAAAGTCCTGACCATAGAAGTCTTTATTAAGTAACATATTAGAAATAATTGTGCTTTTCCCAGTTTTCGTGGGCATTACCATGAGAACACACGAACAAGGGGCAGGGAGATTAGGGTGTAATGGTTTATGTTTTACATTCGGAGGGTCAACAACTTTTAGGATACTAAGTTTCTTACTCATTATATTTATATTATATATATTATTTCTTAGATTTTTTTTTCCTTTTATTAACCCAACACCAAAATACAATCCTGAAACAACAACAGTTCAAAAACATTATAACATTAATTTTATTTTTTTTTCTTTTTAATTAGGTGAACCTTATCGATTTTATGAGCCTTAGACTTAGGACTTAAAGAAGCATAGACACGAGCCATAGCCCATTGTTCCGGTGACTTAACATTCTTCCTTACTGACCCTGGGTTTGTTTTAAAGGCACCTATACCCTTATCATAAATGGTTTGAAGACCTTTCATTTGAAATCCAGTAATTTTTGATATTTCTTTAAGTGTATGGGGTTCTTCTTTTTTGAAACCATATTTTTTGTTGAAATCATGTTTATAGGTCATTTATTATAATAAGATAAAATATTTATTTATCATAATTCAACATTAAATCTTTATAGTTTACATTTCGATTCTCTATATCTGAATAGTCTTCTTTTTGATATATACATAGAGGAGTCAATAAATACCAAGTATCTTCTCTTTGAAGTTTATGATTGTAAAAATCTAATGAATATTGTCTATCTCCAGTTTGTAATAATAACTTTAATCCTTCATTTAGATTATCTAAATATTTTTGATAATAATGTTTTTTAATAATATAGGAAGATAAACAGAAACATTTACTCACCTGAATATAATCTTCATATTCCACATAAGGTTTGAAATTATTACCTGATAATAACAAACAATCCCAATCATTATTAATTAATTTCTTAACTTTTCTCATTAATAGATCAGGTCTCTTGATAATTATATCGTCCTCAAAAATACATATATAATCTAAATCTTTTTGCATTGCTTCTTGAACACACCTCATATGAGAAAGACAACAACCCACTATACCCATTTCAGTTTTTATAGCTGGGAAACGATTCGGATTATCGATTCCTATTTTCGATAATTCATTCTTCATTGATTCGTTTCTATCTTTTCTATGGTCAAGATTGATATATACATGATTATGAAACATTTATAATATTAAAAATATAATAATTTCAGAAAATAAACTGGTGTCCATGAATTTCCTGAGGTGTCCACAAAAATAGGGACACCTGTCCACAAAAATATTCACACTCTCAAAAACAGGGACACTAACCTTTGAGACCATAAACCGTCATAAAGTATAAGAAAGAAGAATAAGATTATTACGGAGTGTCCCTAAAGGCAACAAAGGCACTGTTTTTTTTGAAACTATTTCTAAAAATATTAATAATTGAATCCACCCAATATCATTTTACAAAATTGCTTTTCTGTCCATAATTTTTATGGACTTTGTGGACTTTGTGCCCTTTTATGAAATCGACCACATTGAAGAGAAATATCCTGGTTCACCATATTTAGCAGGTTGTTTAGGTTTGATTGCGTCAGAGATCATATCCATTTTAGACTGGTGGAATGCGTTCGATTGTGCGTCCTTCTTTTTCTGTTCCTTTCGAGCCTTGCGTTTTGTATCATATCCTTCTATTGCTGCCTGTTGTAATTGAATCAATAATTCTTGTGGTAAATCGTCAAGAGAATTGAATGCCTTTTGTTTCACTGGTTCATTTACATGAACTGGAGCAGGAGCAGGAGTAGGAGCAGGAACAGGTTCTTCACCAACTTCCCTTCTGAGTGCATTGAGTTCATTTTGTTTCTTCTTCTTTTGTAGGTCTTTCAATTCTTTCTTTTCAGCAGCAGCAGCACGGCGTTTAGCAAGAGCCTTCTCTCTACCCTTAGCAAGTCTGTCCAGTTGTTCCTGTGTCATAACTCGTTTCTTCTTGACTGGTTTCTCCTTTACTGGTTTGACCACTGGTTCTTTACCTTGAAATATAGTCTCCTCAGGTATAATGGTTTTATGTGTTACTTCAGGTAATACTTCAGTTACCGTCTCAGTAACAGTATCCTCGTCAGATTCTAACTCTTCTTTTAGTGCTTCAGGTTCTTCTTCGATTAGGTCAACTTGAACTTTAGGTAATAAATCCATTTTATAATATACAAAATATAATTATTATATTTCTATAATTTTTAAAGTTTTTGTATAAATTAGTGAAAAAATAAAAGTAAAAAATCTAAATTAGAATAACCACCACCCACCACTGAGCTTGTCAATCTTCTCTTTCTCTTCCCTTTCCTTTATCTTTAGTTTGATAAATCGGATATCTTGTTTAATATCAAATAAGTCTTTGTCGATTTGTTTTACCAGTTCCCTTATTTGTTCAACTGGTTTCGGAGGGTCTTTATTTGTCTGAATATCCATTTATAATTTAAGAAATAATATAAATGAAAAATTATATTTCTTAAATTAAATAATACACAATCATGAGTGAAAGGGGACAATTGCAAGATTATTCTGTAGACCAAGCAGCAGGAGCAATCGTATTAGTCTTAGGAGCGGTTGCGTCACTATTATTAGTAGTGTGGCAGTCCAAGTGTCATTGTAAAGTTAATTTGTGTTATATATTCCAATGTGAGAGAAGACCACCTTCAGAGGACGAAATGAAAGGACTGAAAGACCAGGCAACTAAATTAAAAGAAAAAAAGCAGGATAAGATATTGAAAAAAGAGAAGGAAATACTTGTCAAAGAAGATCGAATATTAAGTAGAGTTGAATCTCAAGAATTACAACCTGAGCCTGAACCTGAGGTAAAGATACTACCATAAATAATGCACAGACCAATAATTAGCAGTATTCTTATCTTTCCAAGTTAATTCACCTTTCTTATTTTTAATCCCTTTAGCTCTTGCAAGATAGGAGGCACGGCGTTTCTTATCACCGTGGTCTAAAGATTTATAGTTACCACCTTTGTCTTTGAACTGTCCCATACCCTTTTGACCGAATGATATTTGTTTAACTTTACCATTTACTTTTACATATACATTATATTTTTTAGTCTTCGATTTACTAACCCACGGTTTATATAATATAGGATTCCCCTGTTTGTCTAACGGCATTTATTATAAGAATAGATATTTATTCATAACATGAATTTCTTTTTATTTTATATTATAGCGTTTATATTTAAAAATAAAAATATATATATAAGTATAAGAAACAAATATGGATCCAACTATTACTGACCCTGAAAGAATAAAGAAGGTGCTGGAACAATATGAGAGAAAGAGAAAGAAGGAAAAGGATAGATATCAATTGATTAAAGATACTGACGATTTCAAGAATAAGAATCGTGAAAGAGCCAGGAATTATTACGGATTAAATAAAGAAAACAAGAAGGACAAATATGAGAAGGACAAGGATTTCCTGAGTGCAAGAAGTCAATACTACTACTATCGAAGGAATGATAAATTACATATATTTAAGGAAAAATATCCGAATAAAGTTGAACTATTAAATGAAAGAAATATCATATTTTAAGAACTGCGTGAAAATTAAACTTTTTCTTTTAACATACTTTTTATTAATAACTTTTATACTTACTACTTGTTAAGGTGTATAAAAATTATAAAAATACATAATCATGTATTATTTTATTTTCTATGTGCGTTTATATTTAAAGTTAATTTTATATATATAAGTATAATAAAATGGGAGAAAATAAGATTTACAAAAAAATATCTGAACTATCTATTATGGATTCATTTACTCTTAAGGAACGATATGACATTTCGAACGCACAGAAACTTCTTCATTGTGATATACTGGACGACGAAACAAAAGGCTCACTCAAGAAATATCTTAAGTATGGAAAGGGTGGATCAGTTGAAGTTAAGTATACTCAAAATGAAATAGGTAGATTGAATATTCGAGTCAAGGCACTCAAGGACGGTGAAGGGTGCAAGGCTCAATCATTTATGAAGGGTATTTGTAAAAGTGCTCTATGTAAGAAAAACTATGTTGATTTAGATATTGTAAATTGTCACCCAGTTCTACTGGAACAGGTGTTTATCGATAAAGGATATGAATGTCCTATCCTAACTGCATATAATAAGAGCCGTGAGAAGTTCTTTAAGAAAATGAAAAATCATGGTATTGATAGAAACAATTGTAAGATTCTAATTATGAGAATGTTCTATGGTGGTTCAGTTAAGGCGTGGTGTAATGACAACCGTCTTGACTATGAAACCCTTGAGGGTTCGATTGTTCTTGACCTTGATACTGAACTAAAAGAAAATGTAAAGACACTATTGAATACTGAGGAATTATTCAAGTATAGAATGGAGGCAGAAAAGAACAAGGGAAAAGAATATCACAATTGCGACGGAACAGCTATGAGCTATTATCTTCAAACCTTAGAATGTAGGTGTCTTCTTTCAATGTATAAAAGACTAACTACTAATGAACAAAGAAGGGTGGGTGCTCTAATTCACGACGGTTTACATTTAGAAATTAAAGAAGAAGACGAAGATTTTACTGGATTAATTAAAAGACTAAAAACACATATTCATGAAGAAACAGGATTCTTTGTTGACCTTAAGATTAAGGAGTTTCAACATATAGAAGAATTAGACAATATAATCGTAATCGAATCAGACAAAGAAGGTGGAGATTATATCACTGATAAACTCAAGAATGATTATGTAATTAGTCAGGAAAGAATCTTTATGAGAGTTAATAATGTATGGACTACAAATGAAAAGGTAATTAAAAGAGGATTAATCAAGGCAATAGGTAATATGAATATCTTCTTCAAAAAAGAAAATGACATTCAACCGTATTCTACAATGGCTAAATCATGTAATGCAATGATTCAATATGTAGAACCTACCGAGGACGAAGATTTTGTAGATAAACTATGGACAAGTAACCTTTATAAATTATGTTTCAAAAATGGATATTATGATTTCAAAAAGGGTAAATTAGAACCTTATGACATTGATACTCATACAACTATCAAAATCAATCGTGATTATAGGGAAGCTACACCTGAAATGATTCAGGCTGTATACGATAGGATTCTTGATCCTATCTTCAATAATAATAATGAACTGAGAGATACCTGGTTAAATTATATTGTCCGTGGTGTTGCTGGTCATATCGAAGATAAGAATTGGGGAGTAGGTATTGGTGAGCGTGATTGTGGAAAGGGTGTATTGGTAGGTCTACTTGAGAATTGTTTTACTGATTACTGTAGGGCAACTAATTCAGAAAACTTTCTATTCAAAGCAGGTCAGGCTGATAGTGCAAAAGCATTATCATGGTTAGTTCCATTTGAGTTTAAGAGATTGTTATTGACTAATGAGATTACAAGAGATTCTCAGGGTAAATACAGAATCAATGGTAATGTCCTTAAGAAGTTGAGTTCAGGTGGAGATAAGATTGAAGCAAGGGTAAATCATAAAGACGAAATCAATTTTAAGATTCAGGCGAGGGTATGTATGTTCTGTAATGACTTACCTCCTATCGAACCTGCTGATACAAAGGAAACCTCGTATATATTCAAGTATCCCAGTAAGTTCTTGAATAAAGGAGACGAAAGATTAGGTAAACCTTTAATGAGACCTAAAATGATTATGAAGGGTGACGATATGGAATATGTCACAGAATCAGAAGAGGCTATGTTATTGAGTCATAAAGATTATCCTGACGACCCTGAAAAGAGATATTGGAAAAAGGGTATTGAATGCACACCTGAAGAGATTCAAGCGGCACACGAATATAAGTCAAGTCATGATTTTAAAGTTATGGAGAATGTCTGTAATTTCTTCCCTAAAGACGACGATATAAAATATTGGTGTAAGAAGCCTGAAGTCATAGACGCATTCATTCATATCCTATTTAATCATTATGGTTCAAGGGTAGAAGTGCCTGAATGTATGAAGGAAGAAATGGACGATTTCAAGGAAGAAGAAAAAGAAGAGGACAAGTTCTTATCTCTATTCAGATTCATAGGTGATAAGAACTGGGACGAAGACGCAAAAGACTTTGTATCGATTTCACAGATTACAATGTTATTGAAGAAAAGTAATATCAACTTATCTTCACAAAAATATAAAAATTATCTAACACCTAAAGGAGCTTTTAAAACAAAGAGGACAAATGAATATACGAAGAAGCGTGAACCCTGCTGGGTAAACATTCAGTTAGACGAAGAGAAGATAGAAGAAATGAAATATGGATTAGACAATGACGAGGATTAATATCCACCCTTTTTACTTTCAAATACTTTTGTTTTAATATTCTTCCTTGTATTCTTATATTCTATTACCTCATTTTCAGTATCACCTAATTTCTTGTGATTCTTAATTTTCTTTTTAGTAACCATATCCATGGTTGCAACTACTTTCTTTTTCTTGGGCATTATATATTTAAGATATATAATTATTCCTCAGAAGCTTCTTTCACTGAAACTTCTTTTATTACTTCTTTTACTTCTTCAACAATATCTCCTGGTGTTTGATCTTCACCTGTAATAAACTTACCTTCCTTCTCAAGTTTTTTATACATATTTTTCAAATACATATCATGAATTTCTCCCCTTTTTGTATCATACTCAACTTTATTCCAGTTCACCATAATTGTTTATAATTATATATTATAAAAAAAATATAATATATAAATTATAAATAAATGTCACTTGTTATATGTTCGAACGAAATAGAAGGCTCAGGTGTTAGGACAAGTCAATTCCAGTCTCCATTCTCATTTAGTAACCATTTGAACGGTGAACTTAAGATTCCTCCTAATTCTGAAGTTGCCCTTCAAAGTTTAAAGGTCAATAAAGAAGGAGCATTCTCTTTAAATCCAGCGTCAATATGGTATGAATATTTAGGGGTATTACCCACGGAGGCAGCACCTATAGAACTCACTACCAGTGCTCCACATTATACAGACCTGGGAATTGCGAGGAATACAACAGCAACCACAGACGAAACAGCTCTGAAATATATTACACCTGGTATGAATAATGGTGTGCCTACTCCTGAAACCTGGGGTCTTCAGGAATGCAAGGTGAAGAGAGATACAGACGGTTATACATTCGAAGGTTTTGATTTTAGATTTCAACAGAGAACAAATGGTAGTGGATTAGATAACAAACCTCAAAACTGGACAAATGTGAATAGAACAAGTGGAGACGAGGGTGGTCTTGCGTTTTCCTCAAATAAACTGACAGCTACAGGTCAGAAAGGTAAATCATACAATAACCAGGGGTTCTCAGGTGACACCCCACTCTCATTGAAAGAGGGTGAGTTCATAGTAGACCTAACAGATTTAAAACCTGGTGGAAGTTCAGTATCATGGGCGGTAGGTCTGAGTAGGTGTGAAACTGCTGGAAGAAGGTTGAGCAATAATCCACTTGTCAATAATGTTCAGAGTGAGGTAGGTGTATATCCTTCTCTTCAATGTGATTTTATGGTTGGAGGGTTACAGGGGGCAGTTGGACAAGATAGAAGACTCAGGGCATTTCATTTAGTCGAGGAAAACGACCACCCACAATACGACCCTGACAAACCATTATTTATGAGAGAAATAGATTATCTTGATAATGGGGCTTTTGACTCAACTACTTATCCTGATAAATACAATTGGAGCACTAATTCGACTGCTGGTAATTTACAATTAGAGAAACTCAAGTTTACAGTAACAAATGAAAAGATCAAGGTAGAGGTGTATAGTGGGAAGACTAAAAGTTATATGACAATGATAGACACTACAGGCACAGACGCATTGAAACCTAAGAGATTCAAACCTGTAGCAGATACATGTAGAAACCTTTATCCTTGGATATGGATTGAGGGTAAAGCTGGATCAACCCAGGGAGCTATATCAGTTGATAAATGGAGTGGTAGAGTTATACCTAATTTTCAGTATGGTAACCCTGCGAATGATTGGTGGGCATACTTAGGAGCGAATGACTTGATTAGGAGATTAGGTCGTGA